CTCCGAGATCAACTCGAACCCGCTGCCATCAAACTCCCACACACCCGTGTCACGGTCAAAGAACACGAGGACGGGGCCAGCCGTCGTCACCGACCGCGGTGACACGGTGCCCAACTGTGCATCCACGACGAAGCGGGAGAACGACTCCTCCGACTTGCCCGCCAACAGCTGCACGGAGTGATCCTTGAACACGACGATCTCCTCACCGAACCCGATGATCGCCGTGATCTCCGACCCGTCGTCAGGGTCGAAATCGATGTAGTTCGCCGCCTGCCACGTCTCGGGCGTCAACACGTCCGACCAGTGGAGACGTGAACGGTGCCTCGTGCCGCCGTCGTCCACGTTCGCAGCGAAGATGCGGCCATGTGCCGTCAACAGATGCTTCGCCTTCGCGAACCTCGACGCGGTGCCGTCGAAGACGGTGGCCGTCACCGCAGTCCACGTCGTACCGTCCCACTTGTACGGCGTCTCGTCGATCCGTGTCAGGTACAGGGTGTTGTTCAGGATCGCCGCACCGATGTGGTAGTCGTCGTCCGACGACGGTGCAGTCCACACCGTCACCGCCTCCGAAGGGGTCGACGTGTAGTCCCAAATGTCGCCCTGGTCGTCGATGGCGACCAGGTACTCGGCGCCGCCCTGCTTCGCGAACTCGACGAGGCGGACATTCTGATCCGTCTGCGTCGTCGACAACGCCGTGTAGCCGCGGCGCTTCAACACGGCGCCGCGGAACCCAAAGTCCACATTCAGACAGTCAGGCGTTTCGTTCGCCTCCAACTGGTACGGGTCGGCGTCAAGGTTCAACCCGCCGATGAACCCTGGCAGCGAAACCGTCTTGATCGGGTTCGCCTTCGGCACGTCAGGTCACTCCATCCAGCCACGGCATGTTAGGGAACCTCGAGCGGATCGGACGGGCACCGCCGAACACGACAGGGCCGTCACGTGACACGTCCAAGTAGAAGCGGGCCATCTCCTCGATGCCCTTCGTGAAATCCTGTTCGGCGTCTTCCGCCTTCGTGAAGTCTTCCTCCCGCCGCCACACACGAGAGATCGCCCAATCGCCCAACACGAGATGGAACTCGGAAGCGAACTCAGGCTCGTCAGTGTCGTTGGTGAGCAACGTCGGCGACTTGAAGTAGTACCAGTCGTACGTTGCGTCCTCTGTCGGGATCTTGTCAAGGAACATGATGCGGCCATGCACGAAGTACATCGTCGGCGTCCCCGACGGCGTGGAGCCGCCCTGGAACTGTTGGATCACATTCGGCGCCACCTCGACGAGGCGCTGCTGCTTGTCCTGCCTGACGATCGACAGGGTACGTGTCAGGTCCGTCGGCAGCGTGTACTCGTCCGTGCCTGCCACCACACTCAGGGTGGTGGAGGCGGCAAGCCATGGCCACTCGAACCGTGTCGAGAGGCGCTGCAACCCCTGGTTGATCAGCACGTTGATCTTGTCGTCTGCGAAGTCGTCGGTTTCGACCAGCGTCTGCTGACGCACATAGTCTCTGATGTCGCTACGCGTCGCCAACGCTGCTCCTCCCATGGCCGTAGCACAGCACAGTGCCCTTCACGGGCTTCGCAGTGCACGCATGGCCTGCCTTCGTCAGCCCCTGACAATGGTCAGGGATGAAGTCGCCCCCAGGCATCGCCTGACGGACGTTCCCCGCAGACGCTATGGGGCGGCCCGCACTCACGGGCTGACCGAACCTCGTACCGACTTGGGCTTGCGCCACACTGCCTCCTCATAGGGTGTAGCGGGGGCCGAAGCCCCCGCCAACATCCCCTTGTCGGTCCACGCTCTAGGCGTGGATGTCGTACAGGACGCCCTGCCGCTTGCAGTTCGAAGCGGTCAGCTGTCCGTAGCACACGAGGTGCTTGTAGAACGCATCCTGGTTCGTCGGCTGCAGCATGTCAGACGGCGTGAACCACTTGCTGTCGAGCGTGTTCAGCTCGATGTAGTTCGTGTTCAGGAACCACATGGGGGCGTTCGCCTCCGTGACGGTTCCCGACATCGCATCCGCATCCTCGTCGAACGCCACAGGGGCACCCTTGAAGAGGAGGTTCTGGAAGCCAGCGTCCCCCATCTCGGTGTCCTCGTACCGCACGTTCGGCTGCAGAAGGGCCTCGTACTTCTCGAAGCCAGTCTGCGTCGAGATGATCACGTTCGGGTGATCCTTGCCCGACGATGCGGTGTTGTAGATGTTCGACATGTCCGCGAGGGCCAGCGTGTTCGCGCTGGTTGCGGCCTTCGTCGACGCACGCCAGTAGGCGTTCGCGGTCCTGTCGATCCCGCCGAGATCCCCAACGGAGGGGTCCGAGGCGGAGATGATGCCAGCAAGGCCCATGAAGTCCTTGCCGCTGTTGCCAGAGCCGTCCTTCCACAGCATGAGGTTGAGTTCGTCTGCCATGGTGAGTTCGACCTGCTGCAGGCGGGCCTTCATCAGGGAGAGCAGCTGCTCCTTGCCCTTGTTCTTCGACAGCTCGATGCCCGTGAAGGACACGAGGCCGTAGAACTGCGCCCACGTGTACTCGGCTGCCGAGATGCCGCCGTTCGCCGCGGTGGCGAACACGTCATCATCGGAGTACGAACCCACGTTCGGAGCGCCCGCGTAGATGAGGGGCACGACGATGTGCGTGCCGCCGTCCTTGTTCACGATCGAACCCGTGGACTTGAGCACCCACAGGAGCACCTTCGCGCCGAAGACGTTGTCCTCGAGCTTGGCGCGGTAGTTCTTCAGCGTCGTCGCGAGGATTTCGCTGTAGTTCGGGTTTGCCATGTTCTGTCAGGTTTCCTTTGTTGCGCGTGGTTAGATGCCTGCCAGCGCAGCCTCGAACGCTTCGGCAACGTCCATCAGGGGACGTGCCTCCACAGGGGCGGCATGCTCTGCAGGCGCAGCCGACGGCCTCGAAGGGGCCTTCAGCTTTGTCTCGTTGGCGCGTTGACGCTTCGCCTGGGCACGGGCCAGACGTGCCTCGAACAGCAGTTCAAGGTCGCCCGTACCGCGCCGCGCGGCCTCGTCAAGGATTGCCTGGCGAACCTCCTGCGGAATCGACACACCGTGCACTTCGCCGATGCGGTCAAACTCTTGGTTGACCCGCAGCTTCGCCTGCGCTTCGGTGGCCGCAACCACACGTTCGTCCGACACGAGCCTCTTCTCCACCTCCGCTTGCACGGCGGCTTCGAACTGCTCCTGTGTCTGGATCCTGGCAGCGTTGATGTCGGCCACAGGGCGGTCGCCCTCAGCCATCAGGCCAGCACGGACAGCGAGGGCACGTGCGAACTCCATCGGCGATTCGGTGAACGCCTTGTGGAAGTCGACTGCCTCCTGCACGTCCTGGCGTTGCGCCGCCAGTTCCTGCGTCTTCCTTGTATAGTCACGCTGCATCATGCCGCGTGACACGAGATCGCCGATTGTCAGCGTCTCTGCACCGTCACCGAGGTCGACCGTGATCTCCGTGTCGAGCGTGATCTCAGGACTCGACGGTTCGGACTCCTCGTCCGCCTCGTCCGCCTGTTCTTCGATCATGTCCTCGACAAGCGACTGCAAGTCGTCGTCGGTGTCTGCCTCTGCAACTTCGGGTTGATCGCCCGCACTCGCCTCAGCCTGTTCGACGCTGTCGTCAAGCTCTGCTTCGATCGCTGGTTCGGCGATCTCCACGTCGTCGGACTGAACCAAGTCCGACTCCCCTGCTGCAGCGGCGAATGCCTCTTCGAGTGACTGGATTCCTTCGCTCAAGAGTGCTTCCTCACCTAGTCAGGCCACTCCGTAAAATCGGTTGGTGGCTTCTCCACTAGGTATGGGCATGGAATGTCAACACCCTCCGCCGTTCCAGAAGTCGTTCCGCTGCCCCGACGAGTTGAACCACTCGATCGTGTTGCCAGACACGGTCACGTCGTGGCACGGCGTCGCATACTGGTTCCACACGTAGATGCCGACGTTCGACCACGGGTACGACTGCGACTTGACCACATTGTCGACCACGGTGATGAACGTGCCGCCAGCGACACCGATACCGACCTGGCCAGGGTAGATGCAGATGTTGTCATGCACATACTGGTCAGATCCGCCAGCGTCACCGAGCATGAGGCAGGAGCCACTGTTGGACGGGCCGCCGCCCGACAGGTCGTTGAACGCCACCTCCACGTCATGTGAGGCGTACACGGAGATCAGATCCTCCGCGTTCGTCGTGCCTTGCGGATACCGCACGACGTTGTTCGCGATCAGTCCCGTCTGCACCTTGTCGAACTGGACGGCGTTGCGGCCAGCTTCGACGAAGCTGTTGGCCGTGATCGTCACCCTGTCAGCGTTCAGGGCATAGATGGCCTTGCCGTTGTCAGTGCCGATCGCACCGACACACGGGCCGATCGTCGAGTTGCGGATCGTCACGTCGACAGCACCCTCGATCACGATGCAGTGCCCGTTCGGGTTGCTGATCGTCCACCCGTCGATCACGTCGCCCGACTTCGGCCTCAGCTCCCCGACGAACACCTCCGACGGCGGCACTGTCGACGTAGTCGTTGAGGGCGGCTGCGACGTAGTCGTCGAGGCCACCGTGCTTGTAGTAGTCGGGGCCGTCGTCGAAGTAGTGGACGGCGGTGGCAGGGTGGTCGTCGTCGAAGAGGGGGTTGTAGGCGTCTGCCATGGTGTTCCGTTCACCTCCAAGATCGCCGTCAGCAGGGCATGGTCGACCTCTTTCTGCGTCGCCCTACCCGACCAGTAATACTCGGCTGACCCGTCGATGAGGCCAACCTCGACTGCCTTCTCCCACGCTGCGACATGGTCAGGTACGGTCGGGCGCGCCGCAAAGGCGCTGCCCGCCGCAAACCCCACCACCATCGCCAAAACAAGAACAACTGCGATCCGTCTGATCATTCTCCACGCCCCTTTCCTAACTAGTTAGGGCATGGAATGTCAACGTCACGCAGCGGGCGGCATCGCCCCCGTGTTCAACGCAGTCAACGGATCGCCAGGCGGCTGCACACCCGCAATGTTCGCGTCACCCTCAGGGGTGCCGCCACCATGCTGACCGTGGCCGCCACCCATGATCGCCTCAAGCTCAGGCGGCAACCCCATGCCGCCCTGCGCCGCCGCCTCGAACATGCCTTCCACGTCGGCAATGCCCGCAGCTTCGAACCACATCTCCAACACCTTGCGAAGGTTCAGCTGCACGCCAAGCTGCTGCAACTGCGGAGCCATCGCGACCAGGCTGTTCGCCATCTCACGCCACTTCTGCTCCTTGAAGATCGGGTTCCGCATCTCCGTCGAACCCGACTCGACCTCCACCGAGTACTCGCCCACGAAGATCTCAGGGCCAGGCGACGCCACCACACCCTGCACGCCAACGCCGCCATCCAAAGCGGCCTGCACCTCGCCAGGAGGAGCAGCCGCCTCAGCCAAACTGTCCGCCTTCTCGGCAGCGTCCATGCGGGCAATCTGCTCAGCCTCAGGCCCCGTCAGGTACATGGCCTGCTCGTCGAAGTCCGTCTCGGGGAACACCTCACGCATGATGGCGAGCAGGTACTCGCCAGCCGCACGGATGCACTCTTCAATGTCGGCCAGCTTCGCACGCGTCTTCACATTCGACGCACCTTCGATGATGCTCGCCTCAGTCGCCGTACGGCGAATCTCAGGCGTCGCACCACGCAGGTACTCGTTCACACCGCTGATCTCGTAGATGTCGCGCATCGCCTGATCAGCCGAGTTGTACGCCTCAGGCGACAGTGCGGCCAAGGCGGCAGGCTTCACCACCGCATCCAGCGGCGTGTCACCCAACACCTCGATCGCCTCACCGACGATCGGGGACTGCAACGCCGAAATGCCCTCCTCCGACAGGGCACCCTGACGGTAGAAGTACTTCCCGATGTTGCGGCGACGGTGCGTGATCAACTGGCTGCGGGTCTTGTTCAACTCGACCTGCATCGGCCACAGCTGCTCCAGTTCGCCCATGTGATACGGCGAACCTGGGATCAGATAGTTCGGCAGCGGGATCAGCGGACACTCGATGCCCTCCACGACACGGAGCACAATGTCGTCTCCGTGATCGGGGAACACGTACAGTGCCTGATCGATGCGGTCGTAGAACTCGATGATGTTGATGTACGACTCGTCCTCAGCCGCCTCAATCACCTGCGTACGGTCCTGATGGGAATGGTCGCCGTCAGGGTTCCACGTACCCCACGGCAACTCGTCCAACAGATCCTTCGGGTACCGTTCGTCCTTCTCAAGTTCGCGGCGCGACAGGGTGATCCGCTGAGCGATCCACCGTGCGTCGTGTGCACCAGTGGCGAGCGGGTCCACCCACACGTCCCACGGCGACACACGGTCGACGTAGATCTCCGCCTTCGAAATCGGCGCACCGTCCTCGCCGATCTCGTCCACGATCGCATACGACGGCTTCAACCAGCCGTCGCCGTACACGAGGTAGTCCAAAGCGGACACCTTCACCGCAGCCTGGCCGCGTGCCTTCCGCCAGGCACGGTTCAGCATCGCCTGCTGCAGGCGTGCGTTCTTCGCCGTGGCGTTCGCCGAGAACGGCTCGACGAGGAACCGTGGCTCCTCAGACGTGACGTACGGGATGATCGTGTTCACCGTCGAGAACGACACGTTGATCGTGATCAGGTCAGCAGTTGGATCCTCCAACTCGACCCGCGACCAATGGTTGCCCTCGTACTGTGCTTCGGATTGACGCCACGCGTCTTCCCGTTCCGACTGGCGGAACGACCGTCCACTGTCGAGCAGCTGGCGAGAGCGATGCACCGCCTTGCGGTGCTTCTCGGTGATGCTCTCAGGGACGTAGCCAGTGATATCTGGCACGATGCTCCCTCAGATCAGACGGCTGCGGTTGACGTTGCTTCGCCAGGGATGAGTGCGACGTTGTGACCTGCGATGGCAGTGGCGAAGTTCGCAGCGGCAGCCGTCGCAGCGGCTCCAGCGTCCGCGCCCGTGCCAGCCACGACAGCCTTCACATGCACGAATCCGTGGCACGGCTCCAGCGTGGAACCACCCACGCCGCCGATCTGGATCGTGGAAGCGTCCACCGTGTTCACATCCGCCTCCACGTTCGTGAGGACGGTTGCGATGTCCTGGGCGATCGAGGTCGTTGAGACTCTGCCCGTTGTTTGTGCGTCAGCCATTCAGTGCGCTCCTACTTCAGTGGGTTGCGAGTGTTGTCTGCGGGGGTCGGCTTGCGCGGAGCGCGCCGTGCCACCTGCGCGTTGGCGGGCACCTGCGGAGTGTCCGCAGCGCCACGCTGTTGCCGCGAACGCGGCACCCTGAACTCAGACGGCCCACCGTTGTCGGCGGGGTACTTCCCGCGGGGCGCATTCGACCCAGGGGAACGGTAATCGGGCGTCCGATGGTCACCCGTTGACCTTGGCCCCTTGAAATCAGGGGTCGTATGCTTCGACATTGAGAACCTCCTACAAGTACCTGCACACAATGTCAACACCCTGCCAGTTAGGCGGGTGTGAACGTCCACGAACGGCGACGCTCCACCTTCCCCCGTTGACCAATCGGCGCCGACAATGCAACCCCATGCGGACGGTCATCCGTCGGGAACGCCAACACCTCCCCGAAGGTGGGCGGGCCAGGCTCAGTGTCGTAGAAGATCGGCGGCGTCTGCGACGCCACATCCAACGCCAACTGCAACGCCACTGCATGCGCCATGATCAAGTCGTCATGGTTCGGATCAGTCGCCCCATAGCCGCCCTTCCCATTGCTGAGGAAGGTGCGCGCCTCAATCAGCAGCCGCTCATCATGCACCACCAGACCCATGTCCGACAGATAGTCGGCCAGGTCCGTCACCATCTTCGGCTTCGTCGCAGGCCCCGTATGCCACCCATAACGGGGCGAACGGTCAGCGGTACGGATCTGCGCCAACGTGTCCATGCGGTAGATCCGCGGATACATGCGGTTCTGCAACGCGATCAGCGGCACCATACCGTGGTTGTTCCGCTCAGGCCCCACCAGCGCCGTGTGATACCAGAAGCCGACAGCTTCCAACAGCAGATCGTACGTCTGCAAAGGGGTGTGCGACTTCATCGTCGCCACCACCTCAAACGTGTTCGCATCAACCACTGCGAGCGCCTGATAGTCGCCCTTCTCCAACCCCTCAGCGACATCGGCACCGACCACATAGTTCGGCATGTAGGCGAGGCGACCGTGCTCGTCACGGACCACCTCAGGCTGACGCCACACATGCAACTCGGCGTCACGCGGCAACTCGCTGTCGCCGATGACCGCGTCGGCGAACAGCCCGTTCCAGTCGTCTACACCGCCAACAGCCATCGCCGAATACACGGCCATCACGATCTTCGACACGTCGTACCGCCAATGCGGCGGCCCGATCGGCTGCAACCGCTCCATGTCCTCCACAGGCAACGCCAGACGGCCCGACTTCGCAAACGCCTCCTCAGGCGACGACGGATACTCCTGGTAGAACAGGTGCATCTTCGACCTGTACTTCCGCTCCGTCGCCTCATACCACAACTGGTCACGGCCAGGCCGTGAATGCCACGGACGGAACTTGCCCTCCCACTCCGAATCCGACATCTGCGAGTCGTTCCACGTGTCGTGGAAGAAGTTCCCCATCCCGTTCGCCGTCGAGAACACGAACATCGGGCCGTAGCACATCGGGTCGATCGCAGCGAACAGTTCCGACGCCGACTCGGCAAACGCAGCCTCATCCATCAACGCACCGAACATGGCGTCGCCGCGACCCGCCGACGGCGTCGACGGAATGACACGGATCCTCGAACCGTTGTCGAACCCGAAGTCCTCCGCCCCGTCCTGAATCACCTGCGGGCCACGCTCCCGCATCCACTTCGGCAAATGGGAGTACGGGGCCTTGATCTGCGTCTTCATCGTAATCGACGCATCCTCCTGCCCCTGGGCGGCGATCAGCCACGGATGGTTCTCATGGAAGAACACCGACCAGAACACCAGCCCTGTCGCAAGGGTCGTCCAGCCCAACTGGCGGGCCTTCAGACGGATCTGCCGCAGCTTCCGCACCTCCTCAGGTGCGGGCGGTTCACCGTCACCGTTGCGCCACGCCAACAACCTGTCCGCATACGAATGCACCGCAACGAAGTCCTCAGCGTCCTCAACCTGATACGGGAACAGGGTGAACTTGCCGTAGCCGACGCCGATCTTCTGCACCTTCCAATACTCGGACAGGAAGTAGATCGCGTCACGTGCACAACGCCGAAACTCGGCTTCACGCAGAACAGGGTTCAACAGATCCGACACGCTCAGAGCTTGTCGTAGATCTCGATCAGCATCGCCTTCATCTCCTCATCGGAGAGGTCACGCAACGCCTCAGCGTTCAACTCGGCAGTCTGCTTGTCAGCCCAATCCAGCAGCGTCTTCGCCGCCGTCACCCCCGACGCCCCCGAGTCGGGGTCGATCGCACGCTGATACAACGCTTCGATCACCTTGTCGACCTTCGCCACCTTGAACGCGCCACGCCGCCGAGACTGGAGCGTGTTCACCACGAACGGCTCCTTCTCATAGTTCCGCAACGTCTGCGTCGTCACCTCAAGCAGGTCGGCAAGCTCGTTCCGCGTCTTCGGGTCACGCTCAGACTCAGGCGTCAACAGCCACTCGGCGAACACTTCCATGTTCCGCCGCTTCGACGCCGCACCCGTCTTCCACGACTCAGCAGGCCCGTACACGTTCTTCCGATTCGCCACTCACACCTCGACAGGAATGTCATCAGGCGCCACCAGCGCCTGCGCCGCCCACAACTCCTCCAACTCCTCCACGTCATAGTGGTCGAGAAGGGCATCCATGATCGCCACCTGGCCCTCCACCCACACCGACCACACAGGCGCCGCCATCACCATGTACGTCCCCTGCTCGTCATGCGAACACGTGAAGATCGCCTGCACCCCACGAGGATGCGGAGCGATCTGCTCCAAATCCCCGAACAAGAAATCGCATCCACACGACGCACACGACACATCCATCATCACTCGTCCGTTTCCTCCGTGACCGTGATGATCTCCACGTTCGTACCGTTGTACCGCTCCACCGTCTGGAACAGGACGTTGGCCCCATCTGGAACCGTCACGACGATCTGGCCGTTCGGCTCCACCGCCACAAGCTGCGACACGATCTTCAACTGCATCCGATGAACTCCCTTCACTGAGTACGGGCACAGTTT